CTAAGCATCGAGCCGCCACATGATCCCGTGCATGCGCTCCGGGCTGATCCGCTGGCCGTCTGGGGCCACCAAGTATCGGCCGCGCTGTTTCCAGCCCAGCCAGTCCGCACGCAGATCGGTGTGACCGTTCACAACGCGCTCGTAATGCGCCAACGCGCAGGGATTCTGTTTCTTGCCGTCTTGCCAGCATGGCGGGCGGTCCATCATACGAAAGCCTCCAACGATCCTTTGGAGGGGTTATCGGCACGGGCAGGGCCTTTCAGGAACCAACGCTGTCTGACGCGCTGAAATCGCCTCATTCCTAAGTGCCGCGATGTCGATGAAGTGACGGCAATTGCTGCACATATTCGCGATGTGCCTACAACATGCCCCGCAATCGGCAGTAAAGAACCCATGGGGCAACTTGTCTGTCGTAAAACCGACCCGTCTGCTCACGCCTCAGAGACTCGCCGTTGCCGATATATGGCGATGCCGTACGCAACGACAGTCTTATCGACCAGCGTCCTGCCGAGGGTGCTATCAGGGTATGGATTAAGTCGCAGCCGCTGCCTGTCTGACTCTTGGCACCTCTCGACACCATACCTGCAAGTACGTTGCGTGCCTAACGCAGCTGTTTGCCTTTTTGTATCCAACTCGTCATCGAACAGGCGCCAGAACACGACGCCGATGCTGTCGCCTTTGCAGACAACGAGGCTGGCCTCTACACCTGTCTTGTCAGAACCCACTTCATTCTCAGCGGGCCATTCGCCGTGATCTGCGGCGTAGATAATCGCCGTCTTATCTCAAGGCGTATGGCTCAGTGATCCTTGGCATCCACGCGAGTGAAGATGTCCAGCATCAGCGCCTGGCCAGAGGAGACGAGCGCAGACGAGGGGCACAAGTACTCCCCGCAGGGCCCCCATAAGTAAATGAATTTACTTGCACGCAAGTCGCAAGACTCGTGCCACCGAATGGACAGATAAGCGTGCTTACCGCGACCGGTTCGTGTCCTGCATTGCGTCTGATCGGTTACGGGGGACACACCAGCCAGGGGGGGGGGATCGATGAGCATCCAATGGGCAAGAAACGGCACGTTCTTAGCAAAGACGCTGTTAGGCACGGGTCTGGCGGCCGCTCTGGCCGGGTGTGCGACGACCTTCGAGGAAACCCACTACTTCCAGTCACTGGATCCCATCACCAAGGCGCCTACCAACTACTACCGGTTGAAGGTCACCGGCTACGGTGCCATGACGTCAGCGCGTTATGTGTCGGGCTACTATGACGAGCGCGCGGTAGACCTATTCTTCAATGAGGTCAAGGTAAAAGAAACCGCTGCGGACGCCACCGCTGTAAGCAAGCTGTTTGAGGAGGGCCAGAAATTGCCGGGCAGTGGCGACACCTTCAAGCCATTGAACCCATCGGCTGAGGACGGCGCCTTCGTGATGATCCTGAGCACGAATGCCTCAAGCGTTACCCAGGCAATTGGCCAGTTCGGTGAGAACCAAGTCGTTGCCGATGCCATCACCAACCTCGTCAATCGCGATGCCCTGCAGCGCGACCATGCCGTCAACAGGGCGACCACGAGCATGGCCAATGCTACCGCCGACGAACTCGCCAAGGTCATGGAGAAGCTGCCCGGTGACGCGGCTCCAGATAAAGATGTGACTCGGCGGTCTCTGCTCAGGGTGCTCAACACCATCGCGTCCGGGTACGGTTATGGTCCCACGGGATTCCAGAGCTTCGATGAGGCCCAGGCGTGGTTTGCCGCCAACCGGCACGGGAGTAGCGAACGATGATCGCTCGCCTTGCCGTAGTGGCCGTATGCCTGGCTTGGATTACTGGGTGCGCCTCGTTGAAGATCGAAGTGGGCGTACTTAATCCGGCCATGATCTCAGAGCTGGCTGACAGTGACCGCCTTGAGAAGGTGGTCCCTGGAATCGTCTCAGAGACCGATCGGGACATCGAAACACGCTTCCGCGATGTTGAGCACTCGCACTATCAGGTCTATGCCAAGGCCGCCCGCGCCTACGCCCTTGAAGCGGCCAAACACAAGGATGGTAGTAGCGAGAAGCTTCAGTTGGAAGCGGCTGCCATAAGTCAGGCTCAGCTGCCTGACGAGATCGTGCGCTTCTATGCCCAGACTGCGTTTCTCATTAAGAGCAATACAGCCGCACTGAGGGCCAGTTGGCGACCCTATGTTGCCGAACAGGATCCGATCAATCGGCAGTCGTAACGCCGGAAGATGTTGCTGTTGCTCAGCGAAAGAGAGCAGATCACCCGGCGCTTTTCCGATCACGTCCATCGTGACATGCTCGACGTAGAGGTCGCGCTGAAGGGCAATGCGGAGATTGGTGCGTCGGCCAAGAAAGCCGTGCAACAGGCTGTTGACACGCAGGCCAATGCGACCAGCCAGGCAGTGCGCAAGGAGATCATCGACTCCGGCGGACTTGAACATTCGCCTTACGCGTACATCGTGGCTAGCGCGGATAAGCTTCATTGGGCGCCGCGCTACAACGATACGGTGGCACGCGGCATGTTCGGTAACACGGACATCGCCATCAAAGCCATCGGTCCGGTCAACTTCACCATCAAGGGTTTGGTTTCAACCCGGCCGATGTGGCGGCCATGGCCTCCAAAGTCACGACCCAGACGGTGCTGTTGGCCTCGCAGATCGCCGGCGTTCCCGTCGCCGTGACGGGTACCCCAACGGGCAATGGCGCAGCGCTTGCGCAGAGTAGTGACCGACTGAGCGATGTTCTCTCATCCAACGCCCAGACTCGCGTGCAACTCAATGCCCAGCAGGATGCGCTGATATCGATTGCATTCGCCATTCTTCGTGAGCGAAGTTCAATCGAAAGCGACGATTCCAACCAGCGACGGGAGGCGCTGGACGCCATCCTCGCCGTGTATGACAGCCATGCCGCACGACTCACCATCCCATCCCAAGCCGCCGGAGACTAGTCCATGCCCTTCAGGCCAGGAACCCCCGTAAAGCTGATCAGTGACCGGCTGTCCAAGGCCGGCGGGAATCGGACCCTCTTCGAAAAGGACAGCGTGGGAAGGGTTTGTAAGGTGTCCAGCAGTGGCTTTGGGACATGCTGGGTCCAGTTCAAAACGCAATGCTTGCGTGTGCACGAGGACTTTCTCGTCAGGGCCGAGGAGCCGGCGCCACTGTGCCAGGGCGGTTGCGGAGGACACTAGCGAGTCCGGCGGTAGCTTCGTCTTGGCGCAGGCCCCTGGCGTTGAAAATTGCTCCTGAGGCCGGTGCCGCACTGCGCGGGTAGCACGCCAGTGGAATCCAGCCAGAACCGTTAGCTAGCCGTCGCGTTGGCTGCTGTGAGTGGACGCATCGCCTTGCGGCTGGATGGTCCACAACTGACGCCAGAGCAGGAAATCCGCTGGCATATGCAATTCGACGGCGCGGCCCCCTGCAGGTACAAACCGGGCGACGTGGGCGGAGTCGAAGGTCGCAAGCGGCAACGGATAGTCCGCGTAAGGGTTGTGGGCGACATACAAGCCATCGAGCAGGTGCTCGCGGTAGGCACCCTGTTGGCTTACCCGGTAGCGGGGCAGGATGCTGGCGGGATTGGGATGCAAAGTCTGGTACGTCGTATGCCACTCAGGCGCATCGGCCAATGCCCGCACCTTTCCCCATGTAGCCAGCGCGCTGTAAACCACTGCCGAGACGTGCCGATGCGCCGTCGATGTGAACAGCCCGACCGGGACGCTGGCACCAGCATGCCTGCTGACTGATCTGATCTCATAGCGCAGAACTTCTGCAGACCGCTCTCGAAGCGTGGCTTCTTCATCGTCGTAAACACCGTAGAGGGCGGCATTCAGTGCACGGTGGGAGGCCAGGTGCGCAGAAGGACGATCGAACGGCGACAGCGCGATGACAAACGGCTTGTCCTTCACATGCGGTAAGCCGGCGTAGTAGCTCAAGAAGCGGGTCGACTTGGCAGATAGGCTGTTGCAAAGACGAAGTATGGCTTGGCGATTGAACTCATTCAGATCCGTCGGCACGGCGGGCGGACCGGGACCGAAAGCGGGAGGCGCGCCTTTGGCTGGACCAGCGATCGTGGCCTCCATGACGAAGGAACTCGGTGTACTGACCACGAAGTCCGGCGAGGCATGAGAAAAGTCGATTTGTGCGCCAGAAGCCCGAAGGGCGGCATGCAGATACAACTCCCAGAAACTGGACTCGAAGGTGGTCTGGAATTCCTTCGTGAACTTGCCGTCGCGATCCACGAAACCCGAAGCCCATGCATCGATGACCGCCCGTTCTGGTGCATTGCTGGGCTGACGGAGCAGTTGGAAGATCGGGTGCTGACGCTCATCAAGCATGGGCGCACGTCCTGCAGAGCGGCATGTGAGTGGCAGCATCAGGCACAGGACACTTGCCACTTTGAACCAGGGGCCTATGTTCGGCGGGCGGTCCATCATTCGAAAGCCTCCAAGGATCCTTTGGAGGGGTTATCGGCGCGGGCAGGGCCTTTCAGGAACCAACGCAAGAGCCTTGCCCACCAGCCCATCTCGGCCCATAGGCAATTTCGCATAATGCCTATTATGTCAAAGCACTTTCCGGGGGACTGGGGCTGGTGGGCCCAGCTGGTCCGCTGGTGGTTGGCATGGAAGCTGCGTGGCAACCGGTCCACCACATGGAGCCCGATGGCATGCAGCGCCGCTTAAATCCCAACGCCCCGCAGATCGTGGAAATCCGGACCGACGTTCCCGCGGCTTGGGCCGGCTGGCACTTCTCCCAGAGCGGCCGGCACCTGGTGAGCCCGGAACACGACAGGATCACGCCTGAACGCCTCGCGGGCCTGCTGTGGCGGGACGCCATGGAACTGCGCCGCGCCGGCCTACGGTCGCGCCGGGAGGCCGAAAAGCCGGTTCGGCGTGGGCCGGTCAAGGTGGTCATCGTTGACCTGGCAGACTGGCACGCCCAGAACGTGGGCAGCCGTGCGGGATGACGCGTCACCGTAGGGGCGCCGCCCCTACACCCCGGGTATGATCGCGCCGGGGGTGACCATGGACCGTCCAACGCCACGCCGGGAACGCACCGGCATTATCCAGATCGTGCTGATAGGTGCTGTGCTGATCGCGGCGCTATATGGCGGCCTGCGGCTGCTGGCTTCGACCTACGAAGCACACGCTGCGCGCCAGCAGCAACGGAAGACGCACGCGGCCCAGGTTCAACGCGCTGCAGCGCACGCAGAACAGATGCGAGCGGCAGAGGCACAGCTTGTGCAGTTGGCCGCCATTCGCCGTGCCCGCGCGACACAGGACGCCGCCATGCGAGCCGGCAAGCTCAGATGCATCAACGGCCAACTGTTCCGGAAGCTGGATAACGGCTGGGAGAACCTACCCGGCCAGCGCTGCCAGTAGCGCCAGATGGCCGACGTAATACGCCAAGAACATCCAGCGAGCGCGTGGGAAATCGCCGTGTGCATTGCGTAGCAGCCACATTAGCGGCAGTGCCAGCACCGCCCAGGCGTTACCGTTAACGAACCACAGCGACGTGACGCCGAGGCCGAGCAGCGCCGGCCCGTGCCAGGTATGCGGATGACGCAGCATGTGCGACGTGCCCAGGATGACGAGCAGGCCGCTCCACTGGTAATCAACGAAGAACCCAGCGAACACGAACAGCAACACGCCCACATGCAGGGGGGCGTGCACGATGCGCAGACCGAGCCACAGCGTCGCCAGGACGTTGAGCGGAAGCCAGTAGCCGAAAGCCCAGGCATGGAACGGCTGCGCGATCAGGGCGGCGAGCAGCAGCCGATGCATCGCACGGCGCATGGCCTGTGGATCAGGATGCGCGTGCAGGTTATAAACCAGGATCACAGCGAAGATCGGAAACACCACCCTCGCCGCTTCACTGAGCCAGGGGTAAGCACCGGCCAACAGCACCTTGTTCACGTGGTCGCCGGTCATGAGCAACAACGCCGACCATTTCAGCCATTCACGGGCAAAGCTGGTCATCATGGCGCGGTCCCCGGCCCCTTGGCTTCGCCCGCTGTTCCCACCGCAGTCATTTCCCCCGCGATGACATTGCCCGGTGTGGTCTGCGACGGGGCCACCGGCCCCGTCACCCCAGGTTGAATGTTCGGCGGCTGTTCCTGCGCGCGTTCCTTGTAAGGGTTGTACGCAGGGCCAGAGCGCGCCAGCGTGCGGCATTCGCCGTCGCTGATGTAGTAGGCCGTCCCCTGCTCGGTCAGGCACGTGCAGCTAAAATCGCGCCATTCGCCGTCACCACCCTCGCCTTCCCGGCTGGACATGCAGAACAGCTGCGGGTCAGCCGTGACGCCTCGCTGGTCATAGACGGGTGCCGACCAAGGCGCTGCGGCCTGCCGTGGCAGATGGGCGCGGGCATACTCCGTGGCATTCGCATACAGGGGCTTGCGGCGTTCGCCCTCACCAGCAGCGGGACCAGAGGGAGCCGAAGCGGCTTGCGCCGCGTTCGGCCCCTTTATGCCCAGCTCAGTGGTCATGTTCTCCGGGCGCAACGCGTTGACCGCGTACCAACCCAGCAGGATGCATGCGACCAGCAGAAACGGCACGGCCCACACCTTCCAAGGAATGCGCGCCTTGATGGTGTGAATCTCCGCCGACTTGTAGGCATCGAACACATGCGATGGCAGCAGTCGCGTAGTGCGCTGGGCGTTCTCTCGCTTAGCCGACGACTTGACATCCTCGTTGAGTTCGGACCAGGAGAACACATCAATCATCTTCGTGCCGAAGCGCCGCACGACGTGGATATGCTCGCCCATCAGACCACGTGCGAACGGGTATATCTGGTTCGGCTGCTGGAACGTCCACACGAAATCGATGCCGCGGTGTCGATGCTCGGCCAGGCCCAAAACGTGATCGGGCGTCTTCTGCATCGTGGCGTTGTGCAGATGCCCGAACCACTTCCACGCCTCATCGATATAGATCAGCGCGCCATTCGGGATCACGTGAGCATCGCACGCGGAACTGTCTTCAGTGTCGTGGCACGAACACCGCTCACCAGGCTTAACCGCATTCCACTGGCGCGGGTCGTGCAGGATGGTTGCTAGGCCAGGTTGCAACCCATCGATACCGCCCGCGAATAGCGGCCTCTCACCCTTCTTCGCTTGGTTCATCAGGTCCTCCATCATGAGCGCGGTTTTACCGTTCCCAGGAAGGCCCGTGTATGACTTGATCGGCACAGCTACGCCCCTGTTGCGGACCTACGGAAAAAGACCTTGCCGGCGTTGATAGCGTGCTTCGCGGCAACGGCGGAAATGATCATGGTCAGGGCCACGTCAAACTTCATTAGACCCATCCACTGCAACGCGACACCAGCGAACTCGCCACCACCCATGCCACCCTGCGCATAGCTGCGCAGCTGGTCAAGGAACGGCTCAACGCCGAACTCATACGAGGCCAGCGTGATACCCGCCCAAGCCAAGATCGCCGTAATCATCTGACCGATGCGGTTTTTGAACAGCCACATCACACCGCTGGCAACGCCGCTGATAATCCAACCGACGATAGCGGGCATCAGGCAATCCCTCCCGAAACGATGCGTACGCTAGCGAGGCCAGCAAGTACAAGCACGATGCTGCCCGCCAGCGACACCCACTGGCACATGATCGTCAGATCAATGCTGATGGTGCGACCACCAACCGTGAAGGACGGCGGCGAAGGGCATGAACTGCCATAACCGAACCCTGCGGTATCGGGTTCGTGTTCCTCGCCCTCACCCCACTGAAAAGGGCCGTCGCCACCGGGCATGCCACCCGTATCGCCATGTTCGCCGTTGATGCTGCCAGGTCCCGTCAGCAGCGCGATCAAATCGGAATTGTCTCCAACCTCGCCGCCACCATCTGCGTTAGCCAGCTTTTCCAGCGCGCACGCCGCCTTCCACTGCTGTAACAGCTGGGCATATTCCATGGCCTTGCAATTCTCGCCGACGCACACCGGCATCGCACCACACGCGCCACCTGTCACGTTGACCTTGTGCCGCGTGTTGCAGTCGATGCGCCACTGAATCTTGGCCTGCAAGCAATCGATGGGACCACCTGAGCATGATGGCGGCGCATTGCAGGAATCCCCGCCAGAAGCTGTTTCCCGGTCAGGGTCGTTCTCGGGATCTTCGTCGTCTTCGTCCGCTTGACCGTCGCCGTCGCTGTCACGCCCACACGTACCATTCGGCCGGCGCGCCTCACCGGCGGCACACTGGCCTTCGCCAGGCAAGCACTCCCCGCTCGGCGCACGAACGTTACCCGCTGGACAATCGTCAGCGCTGGGCTTGCACGCGCCTGTAGGGTCCATGACCATGCCTGTTGGGCAGGCTTCCTCGCACTGCTTTGTCTTGGGATTCTTCGTCTGATTAGCGGGACATTCTTCCTCAGGCGGCTGACACAGCGAAGTTGCATGATTCAAATACCAATTCGGAGTCGAACACTCAGGCAACACGTTGCATGCGTTACCCGCGGTGCTGAAGAAACGCGTATAAGTCCCATCGCCGTTGTTATGCACGTCGAACTCACACCCCCCCATGCACCCCGTCGAACCCGTTGGAATCGCTAGATCATGAGAAAACGTGCTAGTTGGCCGACTGGCGCACGAATTGGCAAGAAGGTAGACATACTGGCTATTGCCGGACTTGCCGAGGATGCTCCTACAGCCCTGCCCGTTCCCAATAGGCGGCGTGAGTGCACAGTTATACCAACCCGAACTAGCGCTCTGGCTGTGCGGACACTGCGGACCATTCCACGTTGGCCGCGCGGCCTTCGCAGCTGCGTAATCACTCTGACACTCGGAATAGGCCGTTCCCTGATCGGGATACACCTGCGCCTTTGCCTCGCCAAGACCCACCCACGCCAATGCCATCGCAACCAGAGCGTATGCAACGCGCCGCGCGATGGCATTGGCGAAGATGCGCGCGAACCTCATCACTCGCCCCCGAACAGGATAGCGAGCGCGATCAGAAACGCCGCGAGCCAAAGCCAGCCCTCCATCACAGCATCGACCGAATACGCCGATACAGCACGACCGCCCCGTGCGCGAGCCATGCGGCCATCGCGACATACAGAACGACTGCTGATGCTTCCATGATTCGCGTTGCAATCTCTTCCACGGCACGCCTCCTACGCTCAAAGAAACCCCCGGCAGGGAGTCGGCCCACGCCGGGGGCAGTGGTTACATCGCGCGACGCACCCACTTGTAGACCTTGATCGCGACCAGCACGATCAGCACGGCCGCACCGATGGCACCGATGGGCGTGGCCGCAGCTTCGATGGCCGTCACGACAGCGGACACGTCCACCGAGGTGCCGCCCGAGGCGAACGCTGCCGGGGCCAGGAATGCGAAGGTCAGCGCGGTGAGCAACGCCGCGAACTTGCTCTTGAACTTCTGGAACATGAAAGCCTCCTTAGGCTTGGTCGAGGAATTTCCGGATACGTCGGAACACGAACGCCACAGCCCACACCATCGCGCATGCGAGTCCAATGGACTGTGCATCCGCAATCGTCAACTCCGGAATGATCGACGGCTGCGGAATCCAAATCGGTTGGGCGCAGGTGTAGGTCGCGGTATCGAAATCCGCTTCTGCGCATGCAGTGACCCACACCTGCGCCATCGCCTTACGCCGCCTTCTGCGCTGGGACCTTGACAGCCTCCCAGTGCTTGGCGCGCGTGCTGATCGACAGCGCGCCGAAATCGCCGACCCAGTACGCGGACGGCTTGGGCTGGTAGCTTCCCACCAGCAGCGGCGGATCGCCTTCTTCATGCGTCACGGTGATCCGGCGCGTTTCACCGTTCGGCAGCTTCACGTACGCCGGCTGCTCATGCATGGAGTACGGCTTGCCGGTCTTGCGGCTAACGCCGCTCTTCGTTTCGATCTTCGCTTCGCGCACTTCAATTTGCAGGCTCATCTTCATCACTCCTGGCCTTTCTGGCCTTCGATATGCCCCACAGGGGCGAAAAGGATTGCCGCGAGCAGCTGGGCGGCATCTTCGGGACGCGGGCACCAGGCTGGCAGCGAGGAACGCGCCGTGCCGAGTACCAGCTTGGAAAGCGTCGCCTCATCACCACCAGAGGCGTGCAACATCGCGTTGAGCATCGGGCCGTACTGGCGGCGGAAATTCATCACCGCGCGCTTGCAATTCGCCAGCACCTTTTCGGCGGCTATGCGCAGGCGTTCGCCGATGCCTTCCACGAAATCGAGAACGGGGTACGCGCCGACCAGGTAGGGCGCGGGATCGACCAGCATGTCGAGCGGAAGCTCGCGGCGGTTGCTGGCGTGGAACTCGCCTTCATAGCGAACCCACGGCGATTCGGGGTCGCCCTGCTCCCTACCCTTCTCATACACGCGCAGCTGGTTCTCTGACGTGCGGCTACCGACATAAAAGGTCTTACCGGTGCGGTTGCCCATGTCATCGATCAGGCGCGCTTTCGGGCGCTGCCCGCGACGGTCGAACGCACCCTCGTTGTATCGCTCGATGGCCCAGCTGATCGGCCAGTGACCGGCGAAGTCGTCTGCCGCAATATCGACGCGCGTCAAGCGCGCATCGACAGCGCCCAGCAGCGAAGCAAGCGACGACCACCGCTGCGCATGGTCGCCGCCGCTGCTGGCTTCATACAGGCGGCAGCCATCACCAGTTAGCTCGATCCGCCCCGTACGCGTGCCGTCCTGCCGCATCGTATGCACACCACCGAACTCCAACAGGCCCACATGCTGATCGGCCGACCGCAACGCGACGCGCCAGTTGAAGAACCGACCGCGCGAGGGCTCGCCCAGGTCGAACAGGTCGGGCACGAAATGCCGGGTGAGGATGGAAGCCACATCCGGCACGCAAACGCCAAAACGGCCATCCAGATCATCGAACACGGCTTGCGGGTCATCGAGGTAGCCGTAGGCATCGAGAACAGCAGAAAGATCGAAAGAAGCGGCTACCCAGTCCAGCACCACCCCGATCCGTTCAGTTTCACTGACTCCCCTGTTAGACGAGGGGAGTCCGTCCGCCGTCGCGATCACTCTGCACCCCCGACGCGGGCGAGGTCGGTCTGCGCGGTCACTGCACGTCCTCCGCAACGTCACCGCGCGAGCAGCCTTCCAACTTCCAAATGCGGCGCGCGTTCAGACGCAGGCGTTCGTCCTGGCGGCGCAGGATGTGTTCGACCGAGCGCAGCGACAGGGCGAACATGACCATGCCCAGCGCGATCAACGCATCGAAGACCCATTCGACGGTCATGCGTACGCCCTCGCTGCGAGACTGAACGCGAGCGAAGAGTAGTCACGCGCCATGCAGCGGAACATGTGTGCGCGCTCTAGCTCGCCGTAACGCATCGCTGCCAGCTCGCACTTCACGGCGTGCTCAACCAACTCAGCGTAGGTGCGCATACGCGAGAAGTCGCGGCGCCTCATTCCGCCCTACCCTTGCGCTTCTGGCGCTGAGCGAAGAGTTCATCGGCGACCATGGCGGTCGCTTTCCACTCCTGCATGCGGCGACGGTCGCCGTACTCCACGCCGATCTGCCAGACGCGGACGATGCCAAGGGCGAGCGCGAGTGCGCACGCGGCGATGATGAAAGCTGCAACCAT